TTATCTAATATAGATGATTCTATTATCTCCTTCATACCTTTTCTGGTTACTATGTAAGCGTGGTTGTTGTAAGTATAACCTACTTCTGTAATATGTTTATTAATTCGTTTTTCTTTATCATCACCCCATAATTGAGACCGGTCTAAATAGATTATACTAGCATCAACGGGTATACTATCCATCTCTTCTTGGGTTGGAAATTTACCTAATGAGTAGAAATCCTCTTCAAGTATAAGAATGTTTTTAAATCCATCTCTATAACCACTATAGATACAATCATAATGAGATAACATACAACCAGCTTCACCCGGGGTTACATCTCTATTATAAAAATTTTTATTACCATAGTCAGAGGTTTTCCACCAATCCGCTAATTTAAACTTATAGGGAGGTTTAGGAGGTTTATTTAATAAAATATTCCACCCATTAACAGCCGGGTATATATAATAATTAATATTATATGGAAACTTTAAATCATCTAATTTCTTCCTTACTTGTGAATCGGGTGTATTTAAGTTTATAACGTAAGCAAAATCTATTTTCATTATTTTTATATGTTTAATTTATTTCTAAATCACCCTCTAGGTTATCTTTATTAAAAACCCCATTAAGGTAGTATTTTTTATAGATTTTATCATCTTCTAATAAACAATCTCTACATATATGTCTTCTACCTACTGTAACAGTTAATTCATCATATGTAAGTAATTCGATTTCAAATGATTCACTTAATTCTATATCATTCCAATCACTATTTTCACCCCATATTTCTTCTCTATCAAGACCTTCTGCTTCACAATATGTATTTATTTTTTCCTCCATCCATTCTAATAATGGGCTTTGGGCCGCAAATACTTTGGGTAAACGGGTTTCTTTATGACACCAAGCGCATGTTTTAGCCATTTATAATTTTATTTAATCGTTTTTCATATTCTAACTTCATTTCAAAATCATCTAATCTCCAGGCTAATTTTAAGCCCATAGGAAATAATGTACTACATTCTAACCCCAATATACGCATAATTTTATAATACTCCAAGGTATCTTGAGTAAATGTTTCCTTCATTTTTAGAGGGATGTCATCACTATTAACTGTTACGCTTTGCTCCCCAGTTACTGACATTCCCTCAATATATGTAAATTCAGTGTTTTTTATCAATGTATTATAATAATAAATAATATCATCACCATGCCATAATTTTAATTCATAGGGTAAAGTAGGCCAATTTGAAGTTTTAACCATCATTAATTGACCTGCGCCCGCGGGTCTAGCATTTGGTGAATTAATAGGGATTGATTGCCATTTATCTTTGTCTTTATCAATTTTATTCCAATTAGTCATACAAACCGCTTGAACATCATTATCTAAAATAAAATTATGAAAACGTTCAACATTAAAAATAATATCATCATTTATGATACAAACCCTATCATTAGTAGAATAATGGTAACCCATTTGCCAAGATGGATTAACAAATAAATTCTGTTCCATCTTATATATTTTTACTCTATTATCCTGGTTGTAGGTAAATAAGGAATTAGCATTATCTATAATAATTAATTCAGCCTTTGGGTCTGTTATTGAATTAAAACTGGAGATTAATTTATTTATATTGTCCGATTTCCATAAGGTTGGTATAATATAACTTATCATTCTTCTACGATTATTGCGTCTTGGATAGTTTGGCAGATTAAAAACTTACTTTCTTTTTGTAATACATGATCACAATTTAATTTGTTTACATATAACCCTAACACTTTTTGATTTATTGAATTGTCACTATTAAGGAAATTGTGGATTGGTATTTCATCTACAATTTTGTAGGCATTATTATTTTTATAAATAATGTTATAATCCATCTAATTTTTGTTGTAACTTTTGTATTAATAATTTGTCCTCTTCGCTTGGTTTTGATTTACCCTTTAGTTGAAGTATTTTAGCTACAACTTCTTTTTTGTCTTTAAATTCTTCCATAATTATACTTAATTTTAATTAAAATCCTAAATGTTTATCTCTACAAAATTTCAAATTAAAAGATGTTATTCTTGAGGATAAACCCTCAATATTAAAGGGGTGTTTATAAGGATCCATATTTCTCCATCCGGGTCCCCACTTTTGAGTCATATATTCATAATTCTTAAGATTTACACCTTCTAATTTCGCTGTTAATTTAGGGTCATCCTTTCTAGTATTAGAACCCGTTTCATAATAATCAAAACTACCTCCATGATAATATTTTTTAGTTAACCCATATACACCCTTAACTGGGTTGTTATGTAATCTCATAATATAATCAGCATCTTCACAATACGCCGGGTAGAAGTTTTCATCAAATAATCCATGACTTTGTATTAATGTGTCTTTTATTAGGAATAAATCAAATGACCCTAAATCAAAATCACCAGCATTCCCAAATACTATTTGTGTATCCTCATTTTGTGCTGCTGTATTCATTTCCTCCAAGAATCCAGGTTCGAAACTAACATCATGATTAGAAATAATCCAATATGGTGAATTCATAAAAGATTTAATAATCATATTCCAACCTCCAGCTACACCTGCATTAAAAGGCATAGTAGTTAATTTGAAATTTTTAATAAATGGGTGGGGTTTGCTTATTAGATTATTTAATTCTTTATCTAATTCACCTCTACCATTGTTATTTATTATTAAATAATTTTCAATAGGGTAATCAATTGATTCAATTTGACGTTTTAACCAATGGGCACCATTTAAAATTAAAACACCTAATACCGGAATTGGTTTATTATTCATTTAGTGAATTTGAAATTAATTGTTTATATTTGGTTGTCGACCAACCATGGTTTCTATCGAGATAATATATTTTAATCGGTAATTTATCGCCAGTAAAAGGTTTATCAATATAGTCATCGCCTAAAAATCTAACGTCGAATTTACCGTATTTTAACAAATCTAACAATTGTTCTTCGTAAGTATACCTAACAACATCATCAACATATCTTAAAGATAATAACATTTCAGTACGTTCTTCGACTGTAAGTATAGGTTTTAATTTATGGGGACGTTCTTTAGAAGGGTCAGTATGTAACATCACCACTAATACACTACAATGTTTTTGCATTTCTTTAAACATTGATATATAACCAGGGTGTAACACATCAAAATTACCTGCTATAACTCCTTTAATACTTCCCATATTACCCTAATTTGTTTTTTAATTTTCTTTAAACTCATCTTTTATATTATCGTATGCGGTTTCGTATACTGTACTCAAACTCATATGGGGGTTAGCATTCCTAATTTTACTTACTTCTTTGAGCATTATTTCTCTTTTACCTCTGGAGTAAGCTTTATATAATAAATCTTCTATAATACTCATAATGTGTTACTTATTTCATTTATTAATCTTCTTGTAGTTATTTCTTCTAACTTACTCATCATAGTTGTGATTTCCCCAGTTATATATTATTGAAAGTGGTCCTAAATATAATAAAAATGTATAATATATCATTTCATTTTCATCAGGTTGTTCGTGGGGTTCAACTAAATCATAACCAATTGTAAATCCTTGGTGAGGCCATTTCCAACCTAACATAAATTCCCACCACTTTCCGTTTTGTTCACTATCAAATCTAAATCCCATAATTATAGTAATAAATTTTTATTTTCTAAATACATCCAAAATCTTTCTAACCATAAATCTACTTTAACTCCCTCAATTATATCCTCTCCCCCAAACCCATTCATTTTCTTATTAGCAACGAATACAATTCCTCTATCACACCAATCCCGGGCTTGTTCATTATCACCCAATTTATAAAAACTTTTTGCTTGAGACAAGCAATTATGTAAAATCTGTCTTTGTGCTTTCATTTATTTTATTTTTAAATAATTTTAATCTCTCGAACCATTCGAACACGTGAAGATACGAACTTTCCTTCGGGTAACCCAATCTTTCGCGCATTATTTGTAAAATAATATATTACTTTCTTTATCCCATTCTACGTTGATTGGTTTTTGGGTATATTTGTAACTCTCATCCAATACCGAAGCGTTTATATAATGTACTCCATCAACTGTATGGACTCCATATCCGGAGTGAATGTGGCCGCATACATGGATTTTTGGTTTTATTACCTGTATTCTTTCAGCTAATAGTTCGCATCCCAAGTGATCATTCCTCCTCCCTTTTACAGTATCAACAAACCCATAAGCTGGGCCATGTGTAATAAGAATATCTATATTGTCTGGAATAGCTTCCCACTTACCTGCTAATTCAATCCCATTTCTTGGTAAGTTAAATGCCCAATCATAAAACCAAGGTTGCCAAGGTGAACCGTATATGCGAAAATTATTTTCAGGCATATCTCCGTTTGGACCATCACCATATATTACAAAATCATCATCTTGAAGATAAGTTATACTACCATAATTATTAACAATTGTATTAGCTTCTAAGGGATGGTTTTGAAACATCCAATCATGGTTACCTGCTATAAATACCTTATCTTCATACTGATCAAGTGAATGAAACCAAGTACAAAAATCATGAATATCATTTTTATTATATCCCGAGTTCATTATATCCCCGGCATGTATCAATAGATCTCCACCTGGTAGGTCTTCCATTGGAATTAATCCATGTCTTGTATGTGTATCTGAAATAAATGTTATTTTCATAATCTTTTATTTAAAAAATCTTGGAATGATTTATTATTTTTAATCCATTCTTCTATTTCAAAGAATACACATGCCACTACAGCTATTATATTAAGCATAGGAATTAGCAGAAAAGGAAGTATTTTTAAAAACTCTATTACTGGTCCTCCATCTCTTTTTACCATAAGGTATGCTCCTAGTACACCAATAGTTAATGGTAAAACGTATAATAATAAAATCCAAATCATAATTTTTATTTTAAAGTTAATATAAGGGGGAGTAAATCTAAAACAATATTCTAGATCCCGGTTTCAAAGAATGTTGAATTTATTGAACGTGCGCGATTGTTGATGTGTTGAATTGTTGATTCTTGATTTTCATATTCGATATCACTTATCACCCTGTTTGGCTCTCAGTAAAGTTGTAAAGAATCATCGAGTATCATCTTATCATCACTCCCTTACCCTTAAATTATATTGTAGTCGTAGCGTTATGCACGTCTAATTCTGCTTGAATTTCTTCGATTGATGCTTCTAATGTCGCCACAAATCCATCCAATTGAGCGATATTGATTTCTACTTCTTTTTCTGATGCTGGTGAACCATATCTACCCTCATGCTTACCTTCATCTGTAGGTACTTTTTTTAATTCCTTGATTCTTCCTTTTAATTCCGCCATACGGAATATTTTAGAATACACAGGCGCGTTTGCCAAGTGGATTCTAGTTTTCAAATCAATTAACTCAGCTGTGATTTCAGCTGCCTTATCTAAGGCATCCTGTACTGAGTAACGTCTTGGGTTACCAGCTTCTTGTGAGTTAAACTTTTGAGCAATTGCGTATTGCTTCTTTAGCTCAATAGCTAATTTGTTTTTTTTCTTTAATGCTTGAGATACATTCATGACTTTTATTTTTATTTATGTTTTAATATATGAAATCTATTTTGATAATCCAAACAATTCATAAGAAGAGTTTTCAGTATTAAATTTAATATAATCTTCTCTTTGTTCAATTATTTCTGTTACTAGAGTTGTTTGCCAAGTAAATGATTATAATTACTCTTTTATTTTTTCGCCTTCATTATCATAATCTAATATTTCTTTATCTAATGATTTTAACATGCGTTCCAAACCTTCTCTAAGTTCCTGTAGTGAATTACCACACACCGATGTACCATTAGAAGTATATCCATTTATCTTACCTTTTTTATCATAATATACTTCATGGATAGTAAAAAAATCATCATCACCATCTTTATGTTTCATTACCCTATGATTCCAACTCATATCCACCCTTTTACAGCTAATTCATTTAATACTTCTTTTAATTCTACTAATCCTTGAGAACACAATGATTTCACGGCTTCCTCTAGGGCTTCAGGGTTATTATTTAAAAACTCATTCATCCACTCTGTATTGTCCCAAGACTCATCCCTACTTCCTTCCCCATCAATAATCTTAATGGATTTATCAGTAAATTTAATAGTACAATCTTTATGGTAAAATTCACCGGCATCATCTCTTATTCTAGTAGCTTCAAAACAATAAAGGTCAGATTCAAATACTAAACCTTCAAATGATATTGAGGGTTCTAGTTGAGGTTTTACTTTTGGGGAGGTACTGTCTTCTCTAGTGTACCATACTCCGTCTATTTCTATTCTATCTTTCATATTATTGATTGTTAAAGTGATTCAATAAATCTATCCCTTTTAATGTATCAACTATCTTATCAAATTTTTTATGTAAATATTCTCTATCTTGCTCATAACCTAATTTATAAATAACATAACTACCTGATGTGAAATTAATTATTACTGTTTTAAATTCAGTGTAATAATTTCTACTTCTATCATAATCAGAACCTATTGTAACTTCAGCATTAGGAAATAATTTTTTATATTTCTCAACTGTGTATTCTAGTATGTTTTGTTTTTTATCGTTGGATTTAAGCTTGTCTAATTCAGAATTATTATGTTCTTTAAGTTTAGTTAATAATGAACTTGCCTTGTAATATCTATATTGTGATGTAATACTAGTACATTGTAATTTATCATCCTCTCTATAAACACCACTTTTACTCATTACTAATTCACCATTTCGAAGAGTATCATATAAAATATTACAACCACCACTACTTGCCATTACATTAACCTCAGCTTCCCATTGTGTTTTATTGTAACCATACCCAAACTCATGATTATAAGTTCTTTCAAATATTTTAAAATCATTTACATAATCAATACCTTTTCTAAAACCGGCTTCATCAAGTAATAATTGGATTCTAATATTTTCTTCTTGTTTTTTAACAACCTCTTTATCACATCTTTCAATGAATTTTTGAATTTCTAACGTCTGTTCAGTTGTTAATATTTTTCCTTCAAATAAATCTAATTGCATAACTTCTTGTGTTTCTAACATAACCTTTATTTTTTAATTTTTAATTGCTCGAACCATTCGAACACGTAAATATACGAACCTTCCCCCGGGTAACCAAATTTTTACGCATAAGTATTACATTTCTCTTTTATCCCCGTGAACGTGTTTCATAGTAGGGAATCGTAAACTAATACCACCTTTGTCATTTTTAGTTTCCTCAAAATATTGGACTGTAATTATTTTACCTACAATACTCCCACCCATATATTGTAATCTTTGTTCCTGGGTAAATCCACTACCCACTTTAACTCTATGGCCCTTATGTTCAATCCATACTTGAGCTAACATTTTAATCGTTTCGGATCTACCCTCTCTAACTACTTCATGGTCATCTATATCAAAATCAACTACAACGTATTCAGCATCGAAAAATTCCTTAACTTTAAGTAAATTTTTACTACGTTTACCCTCATAACTCGTATCCTTACGCAACATAAATCCCTCCCAATTATTATCACTTGATAATTTATTCCACCGTTCGAAATGGTTATCATCTGTTATTTTATGTTGCATTAATTTACGTAATATTTTTTCGTTTGAAGTGTAGGTAAATGCCTTTAATTTAGCTAATCTATCTGATAGAATCTCGGTTGATTTATTGTTATCGAAGTCATTTTTTTGAATCATGTCAAACAACATGAATACAGGATTTTTAATTTGATGGTTTTTACGTTTAAGTTCTTTCATTACACTTTGAAAATCTTCATTACCATTTTCATCTAGTAAACAAATTTCACCATCAAAAACTGTATTAGTAATACCAGTATCTTCGATTGAAGATTTAACTTTATTTAGTGTAGTAAATTCTTTACCCATTCTAGAGTAAAGCGTACATCTACCTTCAAAATCAACTACAGCTAAACAACGAACACCATCTAATTTTCGAGACGCATACCAACCTTCACTCCAATCACATTTACCCTCATATTCTTTGGCTAATGCAACTTTAAATGTAGGTATAAGACCTGGTACTGCTTTGTTAATTATTGAATCACCTACCCTAATACCTAAATCTTTATCTATAATTTTATAAATCCAAGGATCGAATTGAAACTCAGCAAAACTATTTATTAAACCTATGGCCTCATGTCCTGTTGATTTTCTACTAGTTAGTATATCTAGTAACTCAAATAAACCATAATTGGCTTTAGTTATTTTAAATTTATTTTTAATACAAGTTTTACTAGTAACATGATACTGTTTAAATGGGTTATAGGTGTATTCTAGGATTTGGTGGATGAATGTTGAACTATTTTTTATAATATCTATTTTTTTAGTAGCACTACTTGTAGCACGCATTAATTCGATAAACTCAGTTAATTCTTTCATATATTAAAATGTTTGTTTTAAATTTTCCAATACAATATTTAATGAATGTTTAATATTGTCCCCTATTTCTAATTCCATTTGTAATCTATCAGCATCTAATCTTTTATCAAATAAGTTTTTAATATTATTAAATTTTCTACCTTTTAAAGGTACATCATATGAGTAAACATGATTAATTATGTGTATACTATCGTATGTTATTACTAAAAAGTATCCCATATATTTAACATATCTTTTTTCTGAAGTAGTGGTCCTTAATAGTTCTGAATTAGGATTATTAATTAGATGAATGCATATTGCTATGGCTTTTTTCTGTGGTGGTGTTAAATCATATATACCATGTTCAGAAGCATCGAATTTTCTTTTAGACCAAATCCAAAGATTTTGACCCAATCGTTTTATTTTATGTTTTAAAAATTTACCCATGATTAGCTGTTGTTTTTTCTTTAGGGACTTGAACTAAATTACCATTCATTTTTATTAAAATATTACCATTAAAATGAATACCAAAGCATTTTTTACGTTTATTGTTATATAATATCCAATCTCCTGCTTTCATATTAAAACGGTAATGAGTTGTTAGACATATCTTTAGGTGTAAATGAAGGGTCATCTAATTTACGGTAAACAAGACTAGCAAATGGTTGTTCACCAATTTCACTTACCCCAACTCCACTTGAATGGCGTAATCTTTCTATTGATAGTTTTAAGTCATTAGCACGCTTTCTAGCCATATAATCATTTTCTGCATACACGTACATATCCATTTGTACAACGTATCTCTTATCTTTATTACTCATAACCTTTATGAATGGATTTGGATTAAGATATTAATATCCTCTTTGGATTTCCATCCTAACACATCATCAACCATATCACCATTTTGATCAAATATTGTAACTTCAAATGATGAATATAAATCAGGTGAACCCAAATCTTCACGGGGTGTACTGTACATCCCTTTACCTGCTACAATGGATAATTCTATACCATTATCTAGCATTAATAGCCCTTGAATTGCATTAATACCAATTTGATGTTTGCTCCAAGTAATATCTTCGAATGTTTTCATAACCTTTATTTTTCGTATTTAACTATAATTTCATTTAATTCATCATGAGCTAATCCCCTACAATTATTGTAAGCCAATTCATATAACTCTTCTACATATTCTTTTAACCTGTTATATTCTTTTACTTCTACCCAACTCCCATTATCATCATCAAACATCCCATCTCCTGCTCCACAAGTGTATTTTTGTACTCCAACCATAACCTTTATTGTTTTTAATCGCTCGAACCATTCGAACACGTAAATATACGAAAGATATCCCGGGTAGCCAAATTTATCGCCATAAGTCTTCATGTTTAATTGTAGTATTTTCTATTATAAAGTTTTTAGCAACATCAACTTCATTTTGATTATATTTTCTAACCTCAGTAATACCATTAATTTGTTCTTTAAACCACTCATTATGGAAATATCTTTTACCATTTTTTATGTAGTTATTTTCAGGGAATTTATCCATAATTAGATTAAACAATTCGTTTTCTTTAGTATCATCTTCTATTAAACCCTTTAAATATCCTGATTTGATAACTCTAAATTTTTGTAAATTGTGTTTTTGAATCTCATATTTAAATCTATCCATTACATTCGTTTTGGTAGTAAGACCACATTTATAATATCTTTTACCTAAATAATAATATTGAACTAAGTACAGTTTATAAATTTTCATAACCTTAATTGTTTTAATTATTAATATACCTAAATATACGAACTCTCCTCCGGGTATCAAAATCTAATCACCGAAGGCTTCCTCTAATGTTGCAGGGTTGTCTCTTAAGTAAGCATTAAGTTTAGATTGTTCTTGCCATTCGCTCATAAACTCTTGTTCAGCCGCGTTGGTTTTTACTTTAGGTTGCTTTAATATCCAAGGTGTATTTTCTTTACACCACCTAATATAACCGGGGTCATATTGTTGTACTTCAGATATTAATTGCCCTTTATATTTGCCTCTTGGGAATACCATATTTGTATTTTTATGGGTGTAATATACAAATTAAAGGCGTCATATCGATGACGTTAATATGACGTTTATGTAACATAGTTATAACCGAACATTAAATACTTATAATATGAAGAAAATAGTAATAGGAGTGATGTTAATGGTAAGTAGCTTAACATTGGCTCATGATTTCACAAGAGAGCAAAAACAGAAAATTTACGATTATATCAAGTTACAACTTGATTTAGGAATAATTACGAATGATGAAGCACAGACAATGTGGAAAAAACACATTAGATGTTGCAAATAAAAAAAGGGCGCTAATGCGCCCTATTTTATGCAAAAGACTTACTCTGGGACGCTGTTCTAATGGGTAGCGTAGTAAGTACTGTTTATTTTATTGGTAATCTTTCATAAAACGACCGAAGTGTTCTTGTAATGATTTATTATTAATATATTCTCTAAAATCTTCAATATAATCATCTACTTCATAGTCTTCGTATGCTTCTTTACCGTTTAATTTTATGTCATTTGTTAAAGAATCAATATACATTTGAACTTCTGGGTTTGTTGCATTGGTATCTTTAATAATTGCTAAAACAACATCTTTCATTGATACTTTGCCTTCCTCTTCTGCTAAATGTGTTCCTATAGCACCTGCTTCTTCTTCATCAGCAATTGCACCTGACATAGCTGTATCTTCTTCTAGACCTGCTAATTTATCACCGGTATCTTGAAAACTTTTAAGGCGTTTAAACATTTCATTACTTAAATGATTAATTACATCTTCAACATGGAATGGGTCTTCTTCAATTAAATCATCATATAAGTCTTCAAACGCAAATAAAAATTTTCTTTTTAATTCTCGATTTAATAAACCTTCAATACGTTCTTCTACATCACGATCAACTCTTGCTTCTTTTAAAACACTTGATTTGATACGAGCAATTTTATCTTTTTTATCACCTTCTTCCATTTTAGAAGCCATAAATTTACCTAGTGTTGGTTCATTATCTGAGGGATTAAAACTACCTCCCATTGTTGCCTTGATTTCAGCATGAAAATCTCCAAAGAACATACTTGCTTCTTTAATAGCACCTTCTTCCATTGCTTCAATAGCATTATATAAATGAGCTGCTTCTCTATGATAGTTTACATCTTCAAAATCATCAAACAATTTCTTTAGGGTATCAATGTTAGTATCAACACCTGTTTGCAATCCTGCTTTTAACATTCCATCATAATCAAAATTACTAGTCCAACCTGAACCTATTTGATATTGTTCGAAAATGTCTGTTAAGTTATATTTACTCATTACTTTTTATTTTTATTATTTCTTCTTTGTGTTGGTTTTCCTTTAACGGCTTTAACTACATCTTTAGATTCAGTTATTACTTCTTTGATGGCATCTACTACATCTTTAGATTCATTAACAACGTTTTTAGCTCTACGTTTAAATTCTTTAGTGTATTTTTTAACATCTTCAATTGTATCCTCTATTTCATCCGGGATATAATCTCCATCTCTGTCGTTAATTTTGCCTTTTTTATAAAATTCAAAATAATAAACAGCTGATATTATTATTACTAGTGGAATAAGAATTAAAAATATAATCATAATTATTGTTCTTTAAATGTTTATTATAAATATATAAAAATTAATTTAAATTATATTTTTCCTTGTATCTCTCAATTGCACTATTACCTACAGCTAATTCTAGTATAACTGCTTTTTCAGGTATACCTACTAATTTTGGGGTAGTAATAATGTAATCAATATTTTCATTATTCCAAACTTTCATTTTAATTTTAGCATTAGAACGATCTGATGTTTTATAAACTAATACTACAGGTTGTTTACCATATGCCTTACTTTTTTCAGGTTTGAATTTAGGTTGTTTTTCACCTTTAGCTTCCCAATGTTCGGTTTTCCAAGGCCCATTAGCAAATTTAGCTCTATCATAATGCCAAACTGATTTACTGCCTATTTCGGGTTTTGAAGGAACCGAGAAAAATTCTTGGGTGTAATTTTGCCATACAACTGCTTCTACCTGTGATGGTCTTCCTCTATGTTCTGCCATAACTCTTATTTTTTTATTACTACTTTTCTAATTCTATCAAATAACTTTTCTAAATCTTCTATTCCATCTACTGACCATTTTTCTGTCTTTAATACAAAGAAACAATCATTGTCTCTGTCAATACCTAATGAACTTTGTGCTTCTATTTCTAAAAATTCATCTCCATCCGATAAACAATTAGGATCCTGTGAAAACTTAAATGATGCTTCTTCTAATAATATACCTTGTTCTTCCATTAATTCTAAATAGTGCCCATCGTTTATTTCCATAATATTTTAATTTGATAATGGTGCTTTAATTGTTGGGTGTGATTATATGTTACCTCTAACAATCTTCGTATGCATTTTAATAATCTTAGCTAACTGAGTCACGTCACCTGTTGGATTTTTAATAGCCATATCTGCTGCTTTATCAAGCAAGTCAAGACTCCTATTTACCATATCCATGTTAGGACCTTCGTTAAGAGTTTTTTTAACTTCTTCTCTAATAGTTTGTTGTAATTCTGATTTTTTCATAATTATTGTTTTTATAATAAATATAAACTAGTTTGATAATGGTGCTTTAATTGTTGAGTTTCTTATCACCAAATGGCCATCCTAAAAAATCTTCGGAATCCATTATAGACTCTATAAGAGAGATGCAATAAGTTTCATCTTTCGATTCAAACTTTTGACCTTTCATTTCAATACCATCCTTATACTTTCTAGTATAGAATAATGTAAATGTTTCTTGTGTTGAAGGTTGATTGATGTAATAATCGTACACTTCTTTTGGTGTTAGATTTTGTGTTAATTTTTCCATAACTTTTATTTTTTCTTATACCGTAAATATACGAACGCTTTCTCGCTTCTCCAAATCTATCGGCGGTTATTTTTTGAAATATAATCACCTTCATCATATGACTTTAATATATGACATTGTTTACATAGTAATTGATAGTTTGAAGGTTGCTCACCTTCGGGTGTATGTTTTAAATCTGAGTTGATATGGTCAATATCAAACAACCCAGCTAATTCATTTGTTGGTCTATTAGGGTGAAATATTTTAGCATCATAACCACAACATTCACATTGTAATTTATCATCTAATATTTTTTCAACCTTATACATTAACCAAGGTCTACTAGCAGCATTAGCCGCATATTTTTTATACTCATAATGAGTGGGGCAGAATGATCGTTTTTGTGATTTATTATAAAACTCCGTTTCACTATTACACCAAGTAACTTTACATTTACACATTCTTTTCAATTTTAATTCTTAAATCCTTAACGTGCTTACAATTACCACCTGTTCTCCAAGTACCTGGACAATCACAATGGTATTTACCTGAAGTTGGGTAATACTTAGTAGTGTAAGTTGCATCACTGCTACTACTTTTGTTAATTTCTATTACGGGTTCTTGTTTATTTTCCACCTTTTTGGGTTTTGGTTTAATCCATTTTATATCATTTAACTCAGTCTCCATTAAAACTGGTTTCCAAATTGGCATAATATATTTTTGACCATTAATTATACATAAATGGGGTGGAATTAAGGGTTCTCGGTATTCATATTTGAATATCCCAACACCAATATAACCACCAAAACCACTTGGATTAATTCCAAAGGCTTTACCATTAGGCCAAGGTATTATTCTTGTTCTAATGTTACCATGTTTATTATAATTTCGAAATTCGTATAACATAACCTTTATTTTATTATTATACCATAAATATACAACCTCCTATTGCGGTAACCTAATTTTTATGTATAAATTTTACCAATGTTTAATTTACCTACCTTGACCTCCGTAAGATTTAACGTAGTTTTTACTATTTACATTTTTAGAAGTTTTACTTTTAGCATGTACTCCTTTTCTTTTAGTTGCACCCTGTGGTGTAAATTGTTTTGATGAAGATATTGTTTTTGCCATTTAAATTTATTTTTTTCTTATAATTATTGAAAAAAATATTTTAGTTGTTCTTTCTCTACAACTGATTTAATAATTTTAACATAATCTTCATTTTCAGCGTAACTTTTATCCAAATAAGCATAATATTCATCTTCTGTTTTAATTCCACCTAAGTATCTACATTGATAGAATGCGTAATCATAGATACTTTCCATCCAAGTTTCATAATATGCGTGGTTATTTTGAGTACCCAATGCTGTATTAATACGAACATTAGCTTGTTTCATCCCAAATAGATTATGGTTTTCTTTAAATACTTTACTCCCCCAATGTCCTGTTTCAATAATAGATTGGGCCATTACAATGTGGGGATGTTTAATATTTAAACGCTTGAGCTCACTAACAAATTTCTCCTTAGTAAATTTATTTTTTTCAGCTTGAATATTTAAAACAATTAATTCCTTTTCAAATGTCTCTAATGATTCGAATTTTAAATATCTACCACTAATAAAAGAGGATAATAGTAGAATAATAACTACCCCTACTAAATATCTTACACCTTTCCAATTTTTTTTAAATAATAATTGGTTTTTATCGTATTTGTATATCATAACTTTTATTTTTTATTTTTATTTTTTAAGATAAACTAGGGCCTCTTGAATTTTAAAGCAACGCTCATAATCTTCATAATCTTCCATTGTATCTAAATTAACCTCCAAGGTTTCAGTCATATCTTCACGCTCAATTACTATATCGTATGTCATATCAGTATCTTGAGTATAAATTGTAATAACCGGGATTACTTTTCTTTTAGTTTTAACATTTTCCAATGCTACATCTACAATAATATCAGATAATTCCTTTTTCCCACCATTAAAGATTTCATCTAATTCATCTGTTGTGTTTAATTCCCAACTATGTTTAAATTTCATATGTTTTGGTTTTATGTTTATAATTAGTTATATATTAGAAATTATCTAAAAAATCACCCTTAATTGGTTTTGCTTTTAATTGTTGTTGTTTTTCATCATTTTTAATAATTTTACTCGCTAAACGAGATAAATGATTACTTTTTTGTTTATCGTAATCTTTAACTATTTTATTATGATTTTTATGTTTCATTATATTCTACTAATGTATTGGTTAGTATCATCTATATCATCATCCAATCCTAATTCTCTTAAACGTTGTAAATGGTAATCATCTACTTCGAATTCAATCCTTTCAGTAGTTCCAAAATGTTCTGTTTGGGATTCAATTTGTTTTTCATCGTTTTTATTAAATATGTCACCAACTTGTAAAAAATAATGATTATAACATAATAATTGAACATTATCTAACCCATAGTTGTTACTATTTTTGTCTTTAAAATGTAAAAGTAATGGCATCTTATAATCCAGTACTCTGCGTTCATTAAATTTACATACAGTACATTCTTCGGGTAGGTATCCTTGTTCTATTAAAGCATACTTAAGTTTATTGGGGTCAAATGAAGCCGCAGATATTCTACCTTCGATTATCTCTAACATATGAGGCATTTTTTTAGGCCCTCTTAAAAATTTAGGAATACCTACCCCTGATTGGTTTTTATGAGATTCAAATATGTTATACATTTTAGCATATCTCTTATAATGTTGGTAAGAAACATGAAGATAACGAGCCGCGCTCATATTTGACAATGTCTTAGCTTGGGCGGCTTGTATTTGTGGTTTAGATAATGGTTTTGCTTTTGGCATTTATTATTCTTTAGGATCAATAATTGAAATAGGACCATAAAGTATTCTTTCATCCTTATCCATATTTAACATTTCAGCCTTATTAGATTTTCCTAGATTTTTTACTGCTTTTTCTTGATTTTGGTAGTTTTTATACTGGATGTCATCCATAATAATAGTTTCAATCCAAGTATGGTCACCTTCTCCCATCATAACAGCTACACCTTGTTTAGGTTTAACCCTATCACCTGTTTCAGAACAGGTAACACAAAAATTATAACCATAGGTTGTTAGTCTTAATTCAGGCATTTTTCCCTCGCAAATTTTGCAGGGTATCATTTTATATTCCATTTATGTATATGTGTATTTATTTATTGGGTAAATATACGAATAACTATTGGGGGAACCAAGTTTTATACAACAGCTCTTCCCTCCATTTTTTCCCAATCTCTATTTCTTCTAACGCTATAATTAGTATCTTGAGCCGCTTTTAATACATTATTAATAGTATCATGTTCTCTAGTTACACTTAGTATTGCTGCTAAATCTTTTGGGAAGCAATGACCCCCAAACCCAAAATCACCATCTGGTCCTGGGACACTCCAATGGCTTTTTCCTAATCTTTCATCATATGTAGCATATTCAATTACTTTATCATAATCGATATTTAATGTAGAACATAAGTCATACATCTCATTGGCAAATGCTACTTTAACTGATAGGAAGTTATTAGTTAAATACTTAACCATTTCAGCTTGAGTTGAATCTGTTTGGATAACATCTGCTTTAGGGAATACTTTTTTAAATATAGGTTTTAATATAGAAGTTGATTGTTTATTACCCCCTAATATAATTCTATTTTGATTTTCATAATCTTGAACGGCATTGGCCTCAGTTAAAAATTCAGGATTAAATACAATACTAATATTACCGTAATTATTATTAAACTTTTCAGTTGTTCCCGGCGGTATAGTAGATTTAATTATTACAATTTTAGTCTTATTATTAGCATTCAAGGCCGCTAATGTTGGTTTAACTATACCTGTAAAACAACTCCCGTCTTTAGACATGGGGGTTGGTAAACATACAAATACTATTTCACAATCAAATACTTCCTGTTCAGTTGAATTACATTTTGATTTATCTAAATCATATGTTTTTATGTTGTAGTAATTCTTAAATTTTTGATATAATGCATTACCTACAAAACCTTGTCCTATAACTCCTATTTCCATATTACTTTTTCCAAAATGAATAAATCCCTTTTTCTAATTCATAATTTTCCCATACAAAACGTTCTCTCATAGGTTGTTCTTTAGCCCATTTCCACATTTCTATTAATCCCACAGTTAATGTAGTATTATGTTTAAATCCTAAAATATCAACTGATTTTTGGTATGTTGGGATTGAGTGTTTAACTTCATGTCTTCCTTCTAAATGGATAATGTCACCTGCACCCATTATCTGTTTTAATATTTCAGCTGCTTCTTTGATTGAATGTTCTTCAATACCCCCTAAATTAATAATTTCTTGACTTGCCTCCGGTTTTACAGCAGCATTCCATAAAGGTTCTAATGAATCATCTATAAAACTAAAACCTCGGGTTTGTTCACCATCTCCAAATATTGTCATAGGTTCTCCATTCAAATGTTGGTACATCCAAATACCTAGTACATTTCTGTATTTATCCCATATATTTTGTTTAATACCATAAACGTTATGAGGTCTAATAATACAATAATCTAAACCGTGTTGTTCATTAGCAATTTTAATATCCATTTCACATGCATACTTAGCTACTCCATATGGATCAATTGGGGCTTGTTGTTGTGTTTCATCAAATATACCCCCATTACCATGACCATATACCGCTAAAGTTGACGTAAATACCAATCTTTTAACGTCGGTCTTGATGCATTCATTGACTATGCGGGCTGTGGCCTTTAAGTTGTTATCATAGTTGAAACTACGTATAAAAGGCGATAATCCTTCGGCAGCATAAGCAGCGAAGTGGAAAACGTAATCGAATTTATTTACTTCAAAACAATTTTCAATAGGGTGGTCTATTAAATTCATTTGCCAAAAATCAACCTTAGGGTTGATATTTTCTTTAAACCCCCCACTTAAATCGTCTATACCTACAACTTTATATTCAGGTTTATTTTCAATAATCCAATCTGCTAATCTACTACCTAGTAAACCCGCAACTCCTGTAATTAATACTTTTTTGCTCATATTTTTTCCCACTGTGTAAAAGGTGATAACCAGGCTGTTTCTCCATGAGTTGAATAACCTGGTATTGGTGTTATTAATAGTTCATTTAATTGTCTTAATTCTAAAAACATTTGAAAATCATTTGGATGTGTCCCTGATGTGTGTTTTCTAAATATATCTTCATTTTCTCTTAATGTACTAACTTTAGCAGCGAATGTCATAGTTGTACTATTCGTTATCTTCCAATGTACGGAATCTGTCTTGTATACCCTAGTATCTTCCGCCCCACCTTCACAATATGGGTTACCACCTTGTTCTGGTCCTATGTATTTATCTGGATGATCGTATAATGAAACGAATGATGCTCCTAATTCAAATGCTTCTTTTAATATTTTTAATGAATTTGGTTTGTGTAAATAATCATTTTCTAGAAAATAAATAATTTCATCATCATTATAGGTCAAGGCCTTATCTAACGCTAAATTAAATGTTTCTGCCCCATTACCTTTACTTACATATTCTACACCATCTTTTGTGATATATTTTTGTATCATATCATTAGTCTCGGGTGAAGTATTATCTGCTATAACATGAAAAATAGCCCCCTCAAGAACTTTTGTAGCATTTGCTAAACAATTTTCATTAGTGATATAGTCAGGTTTTACTTTACTGTAACCACTATCGCTAATTCTGTATATTATTCTCATTTACGTTTTATAATTGTAAATCCATTATTATGTTCGTATCTTTTCTGTAACTCCCACGTATCTGAATTTTCATCAAGGAATTCTGTGACCGCGTCCCATAAACCTTTATCTTCAGTTAATTTACCTACCCATTTGTGGTCGGATGAATTTGATTCAGCGTGGTGGGCAAAACTAGTTGTATCGTGAAAACAAATATATTTTCTTGCTTTATTAGCATGTATTCTTAATTCTTCTTTTAATTGGTCATAAACATGCCAAGTATCAATAAATAATAAGTCAGTTTCTTCAATTTCAATTTCACATACATCTGCTTCTACAAACTTAAATTTGATACCATAAGCTTCTGCTGTGTCTGCTACATCTTTAATAGGGTCGTTATTTTCCCCTAACCAATATTTAGGGTTATAAAGGTCATATGAAATTAACCCATCTTTAGGTGCTCCTGCTAACCAAGCCCAAGTTGAAACTACGGTTCTAACCCCCATTTCAGTTATATGGTCACATTCTTGTGCTAATTGTACAATAACGGGAATATGTTGGTTAATATCGGATGGTACTGTGTAAATTTGGTTAACTTTTTGTTCTAAATCGTGTATCATAATTTTTAATTGAATTTAATTCCTTTTATAGTTATACCGTGTTTGGGGTTGTGTGAGTTATTCTTAAATAATTGTGGTGGAATACCCCATTTGTACATAAAGGTTTGGGCTGCTGGGTTTTCTGATGCTTTAAATCTATCACCCTCTTTACCATTTTTAGTAGCTGAGCTGCCAAAATGGTATAAATGTGCTCCGAGTGTTCTAATAAAACTTAAACCAATTAAATCTAATTTTAAAAAGAAATCCCAATCACAAATAAATGGAGATTGGTACATTGTATCGAACCCACCAACAGCCATATAGTATTTTTTATACATAGCAAATGGGAATATACCCCCTTCAGTTGTTAATTCATCTTTTTTAATTGAATCCTCATACTTAATAAACTCATCATATTTAAATTCTTTAGGTGTACGACCAAAATCTTTCACTGGGAAGTTAAATATACCTGGACCTGTAGGTTCTATTTGGTTTAAAGTCATTACTGTTTTTTCATCAAAACCCGATTCAATCTCTAAATCAAAATCTTTACAAAAAACATTATCATCATTTACAATAAATATTTTTTCATTAGTAGCATTCATTACGCCTAAATTAAGCGCCATTTGCATACCTTGATTTTCACCTAAGTCTAAAATACTAATACTATCTTTATATTTATCTAAAACCGACTGACTTTCTTCTATAAAACCATCTACAGCAACTATAATTTGGTTTTTGTTGTGTTGTTGTTCAATACATGACTTTAAACATATATCTAAGTATTCTGGATTTCGATATGTTGGTATAATTATACTAATCATAATGTGTTATAATAATTATTTTGTTTTTCTTGACGTTTAATATCTTTAGGGTGATATAAAGCTAATTCAGGCATAGCTGGGAGAAGGGCATATGTTTTATGTCCCTTTAAAACCTCATGTACTTTATTTTCCCATTTAATTTCTGGTTTGTTTTTCCAAATTCTCCACTGATAATCGGGCCAATTAACCCTATCTTCTTCATCTACATTCCATCTCCATCTACCTATATGTTCTGGTGTTAATCCTTCTACTGTATTAACTCTAGGTACTAAATAAACTTCATTACTAGGGTTAGTTTCTAGAATATTAGGAAGTTGTTCTATAAGTAAATCATGGGGATATTCATCTGCGTCTATTTGAAATATATAATCTCCTTTACATGCTCTAGTTAACCTATTTTTCCAATCCGCAAAATGATTATTAAATCGATCTTCAACTAAAGTGATTTTATCATTATAACTTAGTTTATGTAAGTATCCTAATAGTTCGGATGTTGCCGAATTTTTGGTTAAATCAACCAGTACTACAATTTCATCTTGTTGTCTTTTATCATTTAAAAGTAATGTGAGGAGTCTCTGTATTTCAAGAAACTCATCACATACTGTTATGGCATAACTTATTTTCATAGTTTATTCTGGTAATACCCCAATATACGAAAGAGCATCCATATAATCACGTTCTTCAAAACGAGTTATAGTAGTCATATCAGGTTTTGTTTTTGATTTATATTTTACTTGGTCTTCCTCACTTAATTCAGAAGACTTTACGGCCGCCCATTTCCACGAGTTTTTACTAGTACCTTCAGCAAACACCATCCCACCTTCAACATTAACACTATTTGGTAACCATACTAATCCGGTTTCTTCATCAGTCCAAGCTAAATCTTTATAAATCTCAGGGAGTAATTCAAATTGTTCTTTGTAAAAATCTGTATTAGGTTTCATTAGGGTATTAGTCCAATACCCACAAGATAAGCTGTAGAAGTTGGTAATATCTTTACTTACTTCTATTTTATAACATAGGTCGCCACCTGATTTAGGGCACTGTATAATTTCGTCGTATTGCATATTTTATAATTTTGGGGTTTGTAAACCTGGGAGGTTTAGTTTAATTTCTTGAGGGAATTCAGGTACAATTTTAAGAGTTTCACTTATTAATTGTTTCATTGAATCAAAATTAAATTCAGACTTAATTTTAAAACCTTGTTTTTTACCACCAACTACATAATTTTTATATTTATTTTTTACATCTTTAAAAGCATCAATTGCATTTTTAGAACCTACTTGAAACCATTGGGTTTCAGGTAATAACCATTTATTAGCGGCCGAATGGTGGATTTTTTCTAGGTTTCCTGGTAGTACTATACAATTGTTGTAATCTATAAAATCCATATGTCCTGACCAACCTGAAACTATTAATGGTTTTTTAGATAAACAAAATTCAGATAGGGGTCTACCATATCCCTCCCCTTTGGTTAATGAAACCATTGCTTTTACTTTAGGATGATTATATAATTCATTCATTTGGGTATCCGGGAGATTACCATTTAAAAGATATACATTTGGGAGTTTCTCGGATTTATTATAAGACTTTTTAATTACATTAATCTTATCTAAAAGAGCTTCTCTTCCTATATAACTATTTCTTCCAGTGGATGCCTTTAGAATCAATGCTGGGGGGTTTGGGGTGTTTTTAAAAGCATCAAAGAAATACTTAATTGTTGCTCCTACATTTTTCCTATCGTGTCCATAATCTCCTTGCATCCAATGACCTACAAATAAGAAACAAAATGATTCTTTAATTGAACTCAAATCTAAACTAATTTCGTCTTTATTAGGTAAATACTTATAAACATCTAGATTTACACCTTCAAATATAGTATAAATAGGTTTTTCTAATTTAGTAAAACCCATTGACTGGTTTGTTTGTGGGTGTTTCCTTTCAAAATTAACTGATTGGAATACTCCTTTACTATGTTCAGATGAAACCCAATTCATATCCATTCTATTTAAACCCTCAACCCATCCTGGATCACATCCTGTACTTTCAATTCCAGCGGTGCACCCAATATTATATTTACCTACAGGACTAAATTCGTTTGGAATGGTAATTTGCATCCAAATATCTGGTTTTGTAGTTATTTGTTGGATTGAATGATTCCAAAGGAATTTCCATTCTTCATGGTCTTGGCAAAAGTTAGTAGGAGTATCACCCCATCTTTGAGGTAAAAGTTTAACATCATATTGATCTAATTCAATAATGGCTTTAATTACATCTCTGGAACGTGCTCCATATCCACTATAAGTGTCAAATGGGCAACTTATTACAAAACTTGGTTTATTCATTAGTATACTAATTTATGATTTAAAAATTTTCCTTTTTGTTCAGTAGCATTGATTATTTCATAATCCTTTCGTGGTTGCCATACTTTAAATAGGGCATCAAATGCTTCCATTACTCTATTTGCTTGATGTTTAGCTGTAAATCCTGCTTCATCACTCAAAGCCCATTCTCTACCCTTTAATCCCCTAGCTTTACGTTCTTCACGACTTAAATTATAAATTTCTTTATATCTATCAGCAGCATCTTCCCAAGCACATCTATCATCATAGATATAAGGTGTTGGAGGTGATCCTTGTATTGATCTTGAAGTTGGGTATACTGGGAAAGCCCACTCACCATGTTTTTTATATGTACCTCTATGATTAGAAGGAACATCAGCACTTGGTTCAAACCATTTACCATTTTCATCTTCAAATCTCATTTGATCCTGCATTCCTCCTGTTACGTTAGCTATAATAGGTGTACCTGCTAATATTGCTTCTGTTATTGTTAACCCCCAACCTTCATTAGATGTTAATAATACTTGAGCATCTGCTATATTATAAAGGAAATTTAAACCTTTTCTGTCAAGTTTTTGGGTTGAAAAGATAATACACTTTTCATATTTTTCCCCAAAAAGATACTCTGCAACTTTATTTAAATCAGTTCCATGATCTGTAACAATTTCAGTATGAAGTATAAATCTACATTTTAATGCTTCTTCCTCAGGTAGTGAATCTAAAAATGCTCTAAAAGCTACCATAGCATCTGGGATTTGTTTTCTGCGAATATTTCTTGAATTAAAGAATAATATAAAATTTACTTCATTATCGAGTGAAATTTTACTTTTTCTAAAAGCCATCATTTCATTATACAATTCATGATCCTTAGTAATGGGGAAATAATGAGTAGAATCTAAACCATGAGGTACATATCTAAATACTTTTTTACTTGTATCCACATCTGCTAATACTAATTTATTGATATTAACAGTTTGTTTAGAGATACCCATTAATAAATCACACGCCTCATAATAAGGTTGGTTATATCTAGGTGCTGGGTAATCATCCCATATATTAAGATAAGCTATGGGTGCTAATTTTCTTAGTTGATCTTCCATATTAAAGATATGTATAAAATATCTTGGATCTGTGATCAACATTATAGCATCTGGTTTTTCTAAATTAAATATATTTTGGATTTCCTGTGTGTCTCCATACCCATCAACACAATATAAAAAGGTTGATGCGTCTTCAATACCTGAGTGGTTTGAAGTATCCGCACTTATATCTAATCTTTGTCCTTTTTGTGGGTGGTTAATTGCTCCTGCTACATTAACCCAATTAAAATGGTGGGAGGTAGCTATAACAATTTCCTTAGCAACAGTAGCTACACCTGAGTGTACTCTAATATCATCACAAACAAGCATTATTTTTTTTCGCTTATCTTTAGGTAAATATTCAAAACTTTTATTCATCTTTTTTTTTTTATAGTTCAATATTAGATTGGTTTGTTACTTGTCGTCTAAAATCTTCATCTGTAAGATACAAAAAAATAGCTCGGTCGGCAAGCTTTTGGAAACTAAATTTTCGTTTTACACATTCAATTTTAAAATTTTCAAATAAATCACTTTGAACTTTAACACTCGTTAGTGTCATTGGGTTTTTTAGATTTGACATAATATTTATTTTTAATAACGTTTATTGGTATACATATATAATTATATTAGTAGATTATTCCTTCCCCACAATGTTCTTTATCTACTTTGTAAGGGCAGAAGCTACAATTCCATTTAGATGGAGATTTTGGGTAATCTATATCCTTTATTTGGCCACTAGAATTGAAGCATTCGTTTATAAAACTATTAATAGCATTTTTCGCTCTACCTAATTTTATTTTACCACTCGGTGGGGTGAATGTTTGTACTCTATAAGCTTGGTGGGGTGACATTAATTTTTCATCATCCCAATCTAATACTTTTCGTTTTAAGATAAAAAATTCAATTTCAATTTTATCAATTGGTATATTATACTGTTCAGCAAAGAATTGTTTATATAATAATAATTGGAATTGTTTATCTTCATTCTTTTTATCTTGATCTCTCCAGCCTCTAGTGCTAGTTTTGATATCGATTATCTTAAATGTATCTGTTGGTTCATGATACATGACAATGTCTAGATACCCCATGTATAATACGTTACTATACATTTTATTTGGTGCTACAACGATTGGTATTTCACAACCTACTAAATGGTAACCACGTTTACTAAAATATGAACTACGTTTTTTCTTAAACCAATTTAAAATACCAACCCCATCTTCAAAAAATTCCCGCATCTCAGTAGATGATGAAAAGTGTTCTGATTTATTTGATTTATATTGCTTTTGATACTCAGCAATAAATTTTTCCTGGAATGTGTCTTCCATATTAATTTCTCTATCAGCATGTGCTGCTGATTTTTCATACATTACATCCAGATAATGTTGTATTACTTCGTGGATGGCTGTTCCAAAAACAGTATGAATAGATGAGGTAAAACGTTTAATTTTATCCTTATATTGGAGTTTCCAACGATGGGGGCAATTCCTAAAAATTGACATCTGTGAATACGAGATGTTTTTTTGATAAGTATAATTCACCTCTGTAGGAGGATTATTACGTATTTCTTTTATTATTTTAGGTATTTTTTTACTCATATTTCCATTTATAACCATAGGCAGTTTTACATTTGCCTCTACAACAATCACCTATACTTCCTAACCTTACTCCATTTATAGCTAAATTTGCTTCATTTGCTCCACCATCCCATTTTTTAATAAATTCCCCATCTAAAGTATACTGTAATACTTTTTTATGAACCTTATTTCTAGCACGGCCTGTTTTATTATAACAAATTCCTTTTTTAGCTTTACTTAATTTTTTAATATGTTCAGCGGTAAATTTAATCCCTTTTTTAGCTTTACTAATATTATTTTTTTGAGTTTGGGTAAAACTAGTAGCACCACCACCTCCTTTATTCTTATTATCTAACTTAAATCCCCAAGATTGAAATTGTGAAATCCAGTATTGTTCTATTTCTTTCCAATTTTCCATTTTACATTCATCAATTACATTTACTTGGATATTTTTATGATATTTAATTTTATGATTTCTAATTCTACCTTTAATATCTTTAGTTTTACCTATATAAACCTCATAAGGATTATCAGTAATGTTAGTTATTAGATAAATTTTTGTTGTTTTTATATCTTTGTTTTGCTTTTTCATCTTCTTGTTCTTTATTTTTCCAGTAATACTTTTTGGAAGCAAGTTTTTGAGCTAATTGCTTTTCTTCTTTAGTCAAATACTTTTTAATTCTTCCCATCAGTTATACATATTATAAAGAGTAAGAGTAACAACAAAGGTCACAACATTATTTTATTTACGCCACTTATTTCGACCAACCAAAAGACCGATTATTCCATAATTGGCTATATCAATAAATGTATCTTCCATACCTTCACCTTTAACAAATGACCTACCATTAACTAATAGATTTTTTAAACGTGAAATTTTATCGGTTAATCTAATACATAACCCAGTTAGTGAGAATTGTTTATCATTGCTATTATTAACGATATCTCCGCCTAAAGCAATGTTATTTAACCCATAATCAAGATGTTTAGCTGCAAACATTGCATACATTTCGGCTTGGATTTTAATAAACTCATTAGATAGATCTGGGTATTCTTCTTCAAAAATAGTTATTGTTTGATTAACTTCATCATCAATGTATTCTTGAATTTTCTTAGGATTTTTAGCATCCATAATTTCTCTATCGCTCATTTCTTCGTATTTACTTATTGAATCACCCATTGATTTGTGTTAGTTTAAAAAATTGATTTTTTAATATTAATATCCTTTCCTCAGCATCAATTAACATTCTAAGTGCCTCTTCAGCATTTTTATAAAAATCCTCTGTGGAATGGTCCCCAATCCCAACGGCTTTATGCCCTAGTAAGTCTAAGGATAACATGGATTTTGCTCTGTCGGCTTCAGCTGAAGATAATAACATTTTGTAAAGTAGTGTTGTCATTTTAATAATGGTTTTATTTCTTTTGTGTTTAATCCTCTATTCGATAATATACGACTAATTTGTGTGGCATCCAACAAACCTATGGATTCTTTTGCTTCTCTACTTGAACATTTAAGATGGTCTCGCAAATGTTCTATTAGTTCCTTGTTTGGTTCCTTAGTTTTAGATTTAATATATTTACTCCATTTATTATTTTTAGGTATAAATTCTTTATAAATTGAATATATCTTTTTCTTTTCTTGTGGGGGTAGATCTTGAACATAATTAACAATCTCTAAATAATCCGGATTCATGCTAAGGAAGCGGTGTATCATATAGCTATTCCAAACTTCCCAGTCTTTGTCTGTAAAAGACTCAACTGGGGGTTTAGTATTATTAATACATTTAATCCAATCAAAGATACTATTCATTTAGCAAAGTTCATCTTTAAGTTCTTCTCTAAGTTCCAATGGGAGGCCTTCTCCTAAAATTTTATTATTTGTAGGGTCGAAGAAAACAGGAATAGGCATAATAGCATCATTTTCTGTACCTGCTATAAATTTAGAGATTTTTCTTAAAATAATTCCTGATTGAAATAAACTTTTACCTTCTGAGTTAGTAATTCCAGTAGTACTATTCAAATCAATTTGGGGTTGGTGTAATTGTGGGTCTTGCATAATTATTTATTATTTATTAAATTTTGGATTAATGACATTGTATTTATTTCTTTATCAATACGAAAATTTGCTTTATATTGGTGTTCATTGATTATAATAGAAGCTGTACCCTCTTTACCAGGTAAAAACTCACTTGCTCTAGAGTATAGAGATTTAAATAACTCATCAAAGTCACTAACATTAGCATCTGCTATTATTTGTCGGATTGCTGTGAACCTATAGTTGGGTTTTAAATCACGTTCTGATAGGGTGTTTATCACTTGATCTATATAATTAGATGATACTAATATTGATTTATCTAACCTTAAATCATTATCTATAGTAGATAACTGTATAGTATTGATACATTTACGCATATCAGGGTAGTATTGATTAACTAATGGGACTAGGTCCTGCATTTCGTATCTAATTTTTTCCTGTTCTAAAATCCAAGATAAATGTCTAGCTACATCTTGTTTAGATGGAGGTATAATTTTAAGTACTTGACATCTTGATTGTAAAGGGTCAATGATACGTTCTACGAAATTACAAGTCATAATAAAACGAGTTGTACGTGAAAATGTCTCAATAATGTTACGAAGTGAAGCTTGTGCTTGTATTGTTAAAAAATCAGCTTCATCTAAAATAACAACCTTAATAGGCTCAAATGAAATTGTACTTGCGAATCCCTGTACTTTATCTCTAATAGTTTCAATACCCCTCTCATCAGATGCATTAATGTAAATGTAATCACATTCAAGATTCCCTACAATGATTTTGGCCAATGTAGTTTTTCCTGTTCCACTAGGACCGTAGAAAATGAGATTTAAAATATCATTCTGGTCTAAATATTTTTTTAATGAATTTTTAATATTCTCATTACCCACAAACGTATCAAGTGTTGTGGGGCGATATTTTTCGTTCAATAAACTATTCTCAGTACTCACCATAAATGCTAAATTTTTGCTCTTCTGGTATAGTTACTTTAACTTCTTCAGCATTAATGGCATATAATTCCCCCTTTAGAGGTGCTAATCTGTATTCTCCTCTGAATCCGGTTTTAGTCATATAAGCTTCTAATGTATCTGTTAATGTTTTATGCAATGTACCATTTGGTTCATTTGCAACTAACCTCCATTTGTCTCCAGGTGGTACTCGCCTTGCGATTAAAATATTAGTTTCTTCGATTTGTGTTTTTTGTTTTTCCATGTGTATAATATACGAAAAATTAATGGGGAAAACAAGTTTCCCCTATTAAGTTGTTTTTAAAAAGCACCTGGTCCTTCCTGTGCTTGTCTCATTCTCTCATTTTGAGATTTTTTATCTTGAGTTAAAGTACATTCTGTTAGTAATACAGTCCCAGCAACAGATGCTGCGTTTTCTAGTGCTAATCTTGTGACTTTGGTTGGATCAATAATTCCGACATCTTTAAAGTTTTCAATTTGGCATGTTTTAAGATTATATGACTCCCATATAGTATTATTTTTAATGATATCACGAGCTAAAATATATGAATCTGTTTTATCTATTCCTGCATTTTTTAGAATTTGTTGGAATGGAGACCCACATGCTTCATAAACAATTTTCCCCCCTCTAGTATTTACATCTATACCTTCGCGTGCAGCTAATAGAGCTTTTCCACCTCCAGGAACAATACCTTCTTCAATAGCTGCTTTGGTAGCATGCAATGCATCATCAACACGATCTTTTTTCTCCCTCATTTCAGTTTCCGTATTACCACCAACGTGAATAATAGCAACACCACCTACAAATTTAGCTAATCTATTTTGTAATTGCTCTTTTTCAAATGGAGTAGTAGATTTATCAATTTGTTGAGTTAATTCTTCAATACGAGTTTCGATAGACTCAACTGTTCCTTTACCATCTACAATTGTTGTTTGGTCTTTAGTTACTGTTACTTTTCTAGCTTCACCGAACCAATCCCAACTAAATTTATCAAGTTTCATTCCTTTATCTTTACTAAATACAACACCACCTGTAGTGATTGCAATATCTTCAAGGACTAGTTTACGTCTTTCTCCAAAATCTGGAGATTTAACAGCACATACATTAACTGTTCCTCTCATTTTATTTACAATAAGAGTAGCTAAAGCTTCATTATCAATATCTTCAGCAATAATTAAAAGGGATTTACCTTGAGCTGATACTGCTTCTAAAATTGGTAATAATTCTTTTACTGTATTTAGTCTTTGGTCTAAAATTAAAATTGCAGGATTATCTAATGTAGATGACATTGTATTATTGTCTGTTACAAAGTATGGAGATTTATAACCTCTATCAAATTGCATACCTTCTACTGTTTCTAAAAATGTTTCACCAGTTCTAGATTCTTCAATATGTACTACACCCTCTAAACCTACTTTATCAATAGCTTGGGCAATTAATTTTCCAGTTTCTGTATCATTGTTTGAAGATATACTGGCTACTTGTTCTAATTGTTCATCACCTGAAATGTCTTCAGATATTGATGATCTTAGGTTTTCAATTACTTGTTTAACTGCTGAATCAATGTCTCTTTTAATTTGTACAGCATTTTCACCACTATCTAATGCCGAAAGTCCTTGATTAATCATTTCTCGAGCCAGTAAGGTAGAGGTGGTAGTCCCATCACCTACTTTTTCGGCTGTTTTAACTGCTGCTTGTTTAATAAGTAAAACACCTAATTCTTCACTAGGATCATCTAAAACAAATGAGTTAGCTACAGTTACACCATCTTTTGTAGATTGTGGGGCTTCGTTTATTCCTTTAAATATAACTACATTTCGACCGTTAGGTCCTAGGGTTGATACTACAGCATCCGCTAATTTATCAATTCCTACTTTTAATTTTGTTCTGGCATCTTTACCAAAGTGAATTTGATTCTCCATATTAATTTTTATTTTCTTGTTCTGTTAAATCTTCCTCGGATTCAATTACTGCTAATACTTGGTTTTCAGGACCTATATAATATTCTTCTCCATTATATGGTAATTTTGTAAAACCTTGTGTAGGTAATACTACTTTATCTCCTACTTTTAATTGAGTTGGAATTCGTATTCCAGAAAAAGAAAAATTACCAGGACCTACTGAGATAACTTCTCCAAAGGTGTTTGTATCCTTCCCCATATCTGGAACTATAATATTCCCATATACAGTTTCTTCAGCCTCTATAGGCTTTACAATACATGCATTATAAATTGCTTTAATTTTCATTGTTTTTGCTTTTGTTTTTTTTATAAATTAATTGTTGGTGAATTTTATTATATTCATCAGTGTATGACTGAATTTGGTCAGCTACTTCTTTGTATTCTTTTATGTAATCATCTAAACTATTATAATCATCCATATCACATTTTAATTTGGAGATTTTGTTTAATGCTTGGGCCATACTTGAAACATAGTATAGTGATTTCTCATAAGTTTTACTCTTACCTTTACTTCTAAAGTGAGAAGAATCTGAAGTTACTACTTGCTTGATGGTGTAACTATACTCGTCTTTTGTGATAAAAAACGGTTCTAGTCTGGGGTCTCGAATAGTTTGAATGGATTTCCTTTTCTTAGGTACTTTGGTTTCTGGCATATTTATAACTTTTTATTAGACCGTAATATACGAATAATATTGCGCTAGGACACGCTTTTTTGCAATAACTTTTATTTAATTTTAATTGATTTTGAATTAGCTTCTTCAGCTAGTGGTATAAAAATCTTTAATAACCCATCTGTTAGGGATGCATCTGTTTGTGATAAATCAAATTTAGGTGCAATCTTATATCTTAAATCAAATGACTTTTTAGATAATCCATTATAAATCATACCTTCATGGAATGCTTCATCCTGGGGTTTGTTATAAGTGATTTTTAGAATATCTCCCTCGATATCAATAATGACGTCTTTTTTAGTTAGCCCAGTACAGGCAACTTCAAAATGAAGTCCTATATCATCATAGAAGATATTTAGTGGATGTGGTTGTTTGGAATTTAATGCTGGTGCAAATTGATCGCCAACATTGAAGTGGTTCTTAAAAAGAATGTCGAAAGGACTTAGGTGCCTTTCCAATAATTTTAATGTACTCATATCATTTAGTTTTGTGAGGCCGAAGCTCTCGGTTAATTATTTGTGAATATAAC